TATTAGAACAAAATAAAATTTTGTCTAATGATAACAAAACACTAGTTAGTGATAAAAACAAATTAGAGGAAGAAAATAAAGAATTAACAAAAAAATACAAGGAATTCGTGCAGCCTTAAAGGAGCGAACTCAAGTTGTCTCATTCTCTAATAACACTGACGCAGGAGAAATTTATGGTGAATATGTAGGTGTATTTAGTGTTTCTTTCTACACAGCTGATTGTAAGGGTTGTAGTGGAAAAACAGCAAGTGGGACTATTCCACAACCTGGCGTAACTGTTGCCGTAGATACAAATTATTGGGATTTAGGAACCAAGTTTTATGTTGAGGGTTTTGGGGTAGTTATTGCAGAAGATACTGGAGGAGCTATTAAAGGTAAGCACAGATTTGATTTAAATGTTTCGTCAAAAAAAGAAGCTAAAAAATTAGGTAAAAAGAAATTAAAAGTTTGGTTAATAAAAGATGATGGTGAATTAATACCAGTATAGAGGAGTTTAGAAATGAATGATATAACCTCAAAAATATTAAATATCTTAGAGGAAGAAAATGTAACTCCTGAAAAAATGGAAGAAGAACTTATTAAAGTTATTGAAAACATTAAATATAGACTTTGGGAAAAAATAAGTGTTTCTCCTGCTATACTATATTCTCTTAAAGATATAGTGTGGTTTAATTTAGAACATTTACCTTTGGGTGGCGAATCAAAAGGTAATAGTAGTTTGAAATATTTGGGAGCAAAATTTCCTATATTAGCTTATAAAGTTGATATTGGTTACATTAACAAAGAAAATATTATTCCTTTGTTAAGTGAATTAGAAGAAATTTCAAACGAGTGGTCTAATGATTGGACTAATGTTCAGTTATTTACTCAATCTAATGAAGGTTGGAATGGTGGAGTAAATGATCCTTCTCCAGTGATTATTTATGATTCAAATACTGAAAAACCTTCAAAATATGGATATAAACATTATCCATCAAGTTCTGTGATAATTAATGACGATATTGTATTTTCTGAACAACAAGAAATAGTGTTATGTGCAATATCATCAAAACTTGGTCTTTATGGACAAGAACCTTTAATGAGATTATTTTTACAAAATTTAATTAATGTTTGTAAAAAAGCTATTAAAAATAACAAAGGTATTCAAATTGAATTTTCAAATTATAATTACAATTAATTAATAACAAGAGGTTTAAACCTCTTGTTATTTTTTTATTAAATATTTATTATAATACACTTAAAATAAATTAAATATTGAGGCGATGACATGAAAAATTTTCTTATTATAGACGGTAATTCTATAGCTTGTAGAGCAGCTTTCGCAAAACCAACTCTTACTAATTCTAAAGGGAGAGAAACTGGCGGTCCATATAGATTTGTAACTATGCTTGATAATGCTATGAAAATGATTAGAGCAACTCATGTTGTTGTTGCGTGGGATGTTGGTAGGGATAATTTTAGAACTCAAATAGATGATACCTATAAAGCAAATAGAGAAACTAAATCTTCTGAATTATATTATCAATTTGAAGATATTAAAAAAATATTAACAAATTTAGGAATTAAACATATTGGTATTCAAGGATATGAAGCAGATGATATAATTGGAACCTTTGTTTCTCAAAATGAAGCAGATAATGTTTATATTTTTACTGGAGATAAAGATTCATTTCAACTTATAGATTCAAAAACATCTGTTCTTTACCCTTTAACTGGAACTTCAGATATTAGAATTTATGATATTGAAAAATTTGAAGAAGAATATGATATTAAAATTAATCAATTTGTTGAACTTAAAGCTCTAATGGGAGATGGATCTGATAACATTAAGGGTGTTAATAAGTGTGGACAAAAAACAGCTGTTAAATGGTTAAAAAAATATGGTACTTTAGATAATTTAATTCTTAATGCTCATGAAATTACTGGAAAAATAGGTGAATCGTTAAGAGAATGGATTCCAGAAGCAGATAAAACTTTACAATTGGTAACTATTTGTAGAACTGTTCCATTGAATTTATCTTGGGAAGAATGTGAATTAAAATTAAATTGGGATAATTGTTTGGAAATATTTGAAGAATTGGAATTCAAATCTCTTATTAGAAGAATTCAAAATAAAGATTTTTATACTAAATAGGAGGTTATAAAATGCCTAGAAATTACAAACCTAGATCAAACAAATCTATTACTGAAAATAAATTAAATAATCACAATAATTATGAAAATATTAAAAAAGAAGAAATATTTGCTGAAGAAAATATATTTGATAATAAACAAATAAATGAACAAGTAGAAACATTTTTAAATAAAAATGAAACTTTTGAATATAATAATAAAAATGAAGAAAAAGATACTGAAATAGAAGAAAAAATTGTTTCATCATCCAGTAATCAAAAAGGCGATAATGAAAATTTATATAATGATGAAGAAAGAGAAATAGAGGCTCTATCTAAATTAATTAATCAAGATATAATGAAAGAATTAGAATTAAATAAATCTGTTAATGTTGAACAAAATAATATTAAAAAATCAGATAATGTTCCTCATTATGTTTTTGATAGAGATGAACAAAACGGTAAACTTAAAATAATAAATAATAAATGGGAGGATAAAAATATGGATAAAAAAGAACAATTAACTATGATGCTTCGCAAAGTTAATGATGAAATTAACAAAATGGAATTAGAAATAATGATTTTGAAAAAAATTAAAAGTTTTATTTTTGATAATAATGAATTATCAAACATCGAACATAATATAAATAATTATGCTAATTTAATTGAAAAAGCTAAAAATAGAAAAAAAGCTATTGAAGAATTATTGGGAGAAATATAAAATAGATATGGAATATTTTTATGTTATGTATATAAAACAAAAAAATAAAGGTGATTGAATTGGCTGAAGGAGAAATTCATAAACATTTAAAATATTTAGCTTTAAGATTTTTAAAAGAAAAATGTACAGATTTGGTTTGTCCAGAAGTCGATTTTGTAAATGCATATTCTATTTGCGACGCTGTTGGATTGAATTTTAAAAGAAAAGAAGTAAGAGTTGTTGAAGTTAAAGCAACAAAAGCTGATTTTATTAGAGATAAAAAATTATTCGATCCAAAAACTTCTTATTTTTATCATGCTCATTATTCTTATATTATGTGTCCTAAAGATGTTATTCAACCTAATGAAGTGCCATATGGATATGGTTTAATATGGGTTGATGAATATGATGTAATTGATGTTGTAAAGAAACCTATTAAAAATACTGCTAGATTAAAAACACTATTTGATACAACTATGAAACGAGCTGCTAAACAATTAACAAATACTTATCTTTACTATGAAGAAAATAAATCTAATAAAGATGAGACAAATGGTAAATTTTCAAGAAATTCTAATATAAAATATATTTCTGTTAGATGTCCTGGATGTAAAAAATCTATGAAAGAATTAATTCATTTAGATAAAACAAAGTCTGTTTTGTGTAAATGTAAAACAGAAATAGATTTAACTAAATCAAAAGTTAAAATAATAACGGGATATAATAAAAAATTTATAGAAAAGATAAATAAATTGTATAAGGAATGATATATTGTGGCTATTGATTTGAAAATTTATAATTTGTTTAGAAACAATAAAAAAAATAAAAAGGGAAAACTTATATGTTTGGAAGGAATTGATGGTTCTGGAAAAAGAACTCAAACATTAAAATTAGAAAAATATCTAAAAGATAAAGGATATAATGTTAAAGTTATCAGTTTTCCAATTTACAATGAACCTATTGGACAATTAATATCAGATTATTTAACTGGAGAGTTTGGTGATATAAATGATGTTCCTTATAAATTAATCTCTTTAGCTTATTCAGCTGACAGAGCTGCTCACACCAAATATATAGAAAGTCTTATCAATAAAGGATATATTATTTTATCTGATAGATATACTTACTCTAATATTTTTAACGCAGCTAAATTAGATGATATTGAAAAAAGAAAAGAATACATCGAATGGAATGAAAAAATTGAATTTGAAGAGTTAGGCGTTTATAAACCAGATCACAATTTCTTTCTTTATGTTGATCCTAAAATTTCTATTGAAAGAATTAAAGAAAGAGGAAAACGGGAATATCAAAAAGGAAAAGAAGATATTCACGAGAAAAATTCAAATTTATTAAT